CTTATTCGCATGGTTCTGAACCCATTCAAGCCAGCCAAGATTCCGTATGTAGCTGCACCGTATGAACTGAACCCGTATAGCTTCTTTGGTGTTGGTATTGCAGAAAACATGGACGACACGCAGACGCTGATGAATGGTTTTATGCGTATGGCTGTGGACAATGCTGTTCTGTCGGGCAACCTGATTGTAGAAGTAGACGAAACCAATCTGGTGCCGGGACAAGACTTGTCACTGTATCCGGGCAAGGTATTCCGCCGTCAGGGTGGCGCACCGGGTCAGGCTATCTTCGGGACGAAGTTCCCGAATGTGTCGCAAGAGAACATGATGTTGTTCGACAAGGCACGACAGCTTGCTGATGAAAGCACCGGCTTCCCATCATTCGCTCACGGCCAGACTGGCGTGACAGGTGTTGGCCGTACTGCCAGCGGCATCTCCATGCTAATGGGTGCTGCTGCTGGTAGCATCAAGACTGTTATCAAGAATGTTGACGACTATCTGCTGCGTCCGCTGGGCGAGGGCTTCTTCCGGTTCAACATGCAGTTTGACTTCGATCCTGATATCAAGGGTGATCTGGAGGTCAAGGCACGTGGCACTGAAAGCCTGATGGCAAACGAGGTGCGTAGTCAGCGACTGATGCAGTTCCTGAATATTGCCAGCAATCCTGTGCTGGCTCCCTATGCGAAGTTCCAATATGTAATTCGTGAAATCGCAAAATCTCTCGACCTTGACCCCGACAAAGTAACCAACAATATGAACGAAGCCGCCCTGCAAGCGGAGATGATGAAGCAGTTCCAAGCACCGCTTGATCAGCCGCTAGGAACGCCAGCACCGGCTGGTGCCGACGCTATGGATACAAGTGGTGCTGGTGGCGGTACAATAGGCGTAGGACAGGCTCCTACACCGGGTGAACAAGGATTTAGTGCAAATGGACAGACAGCAAATACTCAGCCGCCTCAAGCCTTGGGTGGGCAACAACCGCCAATGGGAGGCGTTCAGTAGTTATCTAGATGAGGCCATTGAGGCCCACTTCAAGGTAATGGAGCAATCAACTGATACGATTGCGTTGTACAGACAGCAGGGTGCTATTCAGGCACTGCGCAGATTAAAACAGCTAAGAGATGAAATAAATGGCAAGTAGCCTAGATCAACAGATGGATTTGTTTAGTCCTCGCTCAAGTAACTTTGAGCCGATTGAACCACTACCTATAAATCCTATTACTGGTGATCCAGAATTAACAGAGCCGTTGCCTGATCCTAATGCACCTGAATATAAAAAGATGCGTAAGGATTTTGCTAAGGATGTTGGCAAGGGGATGATCACATCTCCTGTCACTGGTACTGCTGACATTGTTGAACTTGGTGCAATGCTTCCTGATCCGAAAGTAGGCACAGGTGTTTCTCCTACCTATATGGTTATTGAGGAGACATTTGATCAGCTTAAAAACATAGGCATTACACGTGACAATGCTGAAAAGCTGATTAAAGATGTTACCGGCATAGAACTTGAAGGCACAGCCGGTGAGTTTACTGGCGAACTAATAGGACTACCAGTAGCCGCTGCCACCAAAGCAGGAACATCTATTCTATCCGCTGCAGCTAAATACGGCGACAAAGCAGGTGAGTTTCTTAGTGACATTACGGATGAAGCTAAGGGTCTGTTCCGTACTGCATCCGGCGGGGACGACTTTGACGGCATGGCTCCTGCCACTGTAGCTGACACACCGCCTGTAGCAGCACAGACTAATCAGGCATTTGATGTAACACCTACAATGCCTGACACCTCCGTGTCTCCAACAATGATTGGCACAAACACAGGAGCAGGTCGCCAAGCTGTAGATGAATACGATGCAATGAAAGCTGCTGATCCAGATATGGATGAAGCAGAGTTATTTGCGCAGACTGGCGTTTACATGGGGGCAGATGGAAAGCCCCGATTTGAACTAGACACTACAGATGCAAGATTATCAACAGTCTCAAGTGCCGACGACGAGTTAGTTCCTATTGTACAAACTATTTCTGCGGGTGACACAGTAAATCTAGAAGAATTACTAGACTTCAGGTCATTGTTTGATGCCTATGATAAAAAGTTCTACGATAGCACAAAACTTGATTTTGTATCTCCTACTCCACTGACAGGAGTTAAAGTAGAATTTGTTGAAGACCTAAACGCAAGGGGGTCTTACAGCTATACTACCGGCAACATTAAAGTCAATGCTGAATTACTAGACGATCCTGATCAGCTTCTTTCAACTCTTATGCATGAAGTGCAACATGCTGTTCAGCACAGAGAAGGTTTTACTAGCGGTTCCGCAAAAGAATATTTTATTGAGGCTAGTGCTAAATCTATAGACCCTGATGGTAGGATGGGTCGCATTACCAGTATGTCTGATGTCATATACTTAAACTCTATGGCACAAGCTGGTATTAAAGACGCCAACCAGTATGCAATAATGGAGATGCAAAAACATGTAGGTCGTACTCCTGATCTGTCTGATGAGGCAATTCAAAACTATGGCGGATTTTTTGAACTAAGTGAAGTTCTTTTTAATGCCATGAAACGTGAAGGTTTTGGCTACGATGATGTAATCAAAGGTGATATAAATTCAGCGTACACCTCGCAGAACATAAGAAGATTCATAGACGAGTTGGCAGAGCATAATGTAAGTTCTGGTATTAATTTAGCACCCGGCGAGGTTGCATCAGAAATTAGTAGCATTAAATCTTTGTTAGATTCTCTGGATGCCGCAGGTAATACAGATACTTTGTTAGCTAACATACTTCAGCCGCAAATGAAAATTAAATTTGCACGACAGCATTTGGAAGATGTAGAGAACTTAGCCAACGCTAACTACCATCTTAAATACGGCGAAATTGAGTCACGATTGGTGCAGGATCGTCACGCACGTCGTCAAGAACTTCTTGATATGGGATTCACCCGTGGTGACATCTTCGCTATTATGCGTGATGAATTTCCCCCTATGAATTATGCTGTCAATAAAGATGTGATGGAAAAGGGCGGATTTGATGTATCTGACCTTGAAGTAACTAATGTATATCGTGTAAAAGGAAAGCCTGAATACGAAGGAGTTTTTGTAGACGAAGACCTTATTCGATTAGAAGGCGCAGAAAGTGGCAAGGGTATTGTATCATCTAGTGATGCTGCAGAAGATACCATCCAAGGTGCAAACGAGACTGGCTTTTCTCGTGCTGTATTTCACTCAACTGGCGATGCTAAAAATCTGCGTGTGCCAAAGATGGTGCCGGATGCACCCGGTGCCGACATTGGTTTTCACGTGGGTACAACAGGCTCTGCTAATGACCGCATCATGTTGCAGTCTATGGCACGTCAGGCCAGTCAGACAGAGTTGGATCAGGCGTTTGCTGGTAAATCTGTTATGCCGCTTCGTTTGTCAGACGATCTGAAGCCAGCAAGGATTATTGACCTGAATGCATTCAAAAGTCCACAGAACTGGCTAGAGGAACTCACAGACCCGTTCACAAGTAACACAGAACTAGGTTTTTTCAATATTCCTATTGGAACAGAGATGCCTAGCATAACGCTGTATCCTAATACTAAATTTGAGCGTACCGTGTATATGTCGCCCCAAGCATTTGCTGAAGGTGTCAATGAAGATGTTTGGCGTTCAGCGGTACTCACGGCTGAAAAATTTCTAAGTCGTAACGTAGATACAACTAAAAATATTGATGATCGCAAAGCGTGGTTTGAGGCTGTAAAGAAGATAGCTACAGATAACGGCTACGACTCATTTGTGTATAAAAACACGAAAGAAGGCAAGGGCGATGACAGCTACATGCTGCTTGACCCACGGCAAGTTAAGTCTTTTACAGCTAAAGACTTTGATCCTAACAACCCCGACATTACAATGGCAGAAGGTGGAGTAGTACCTATGGACAGACAAATGGATATGTTTGCAGACGGTGGTCTGGAGCAAGACGGCGGAACTAACGCCCCGGTATCAGGCAACGAAGTGCCACCCGGCTCTACACAGGAAGAGGTGCGGGACGACATCCCGGCACAGCTTAGTGAGGGCGAGTTTGTATTCCCGGCTGACGTGGTACGGTTTATTGGTCTTGAGAAACTAATGCGCATGCGGCAAGAAGCCAAGATGGGCCTCAAGATGATGGAAGAGATGGGTCAGATGGGTAACAGCGACGAAGCCACTATGCCGGATGATTTACCTTTTGACATTAATGACCTTGACATGGATGACGAGCCGGAGTATAATGTAGGTGGTTTTGTTCCAGCAGCACCTCAACAGCAACAGCAGTTTGGCATTAGTGGCTATACACCCGCTGCTGCTCCAACGACAGGATTTACACAGGCTGCATCACAGCAGTTTGTACAGCCTACAGCCCCTGTAGCACAGGCACCTACGCCGACTATGCAGCAGTACGAAGTTCCGCAGTTCAGTGACTTTGTAGGTGGCGGTTTTGGTGAGTATGACGAGTTGCGTGAATATCGCAACGAAGCTGGTAATGTTATGATGATTCCATTCAAGGATGGCAATCCTATCAGCTCCATTCCTGAAGGTTACACATTTTATGATCCAGAGGAGACTGCCACAGAAGAGGTGACTACAACGCCCACCACGCCGCAGACTACACAGGTTCGTGAAGATGATCCATCTGATGATGATCCGGGGCCAAAATATTCTACGACTGATGTTTCTGGCATTGGTTATGACCGCAGTAAATTAACAGACGATTTGCGTGACGTTATTAGCGAGTTTGGTGCAGGATTTGGTACACTTGGTGACGCTTTTAGTATGTCTGGCGCAGTTATGGGTGCTTTTGGTAGAGACCCACGTGCTAAAGATAACAGCTTGACTAGTGCCTCGCTTGGCGGTGTGCTTGACGCTTTTAGGGGCAATGCTGATCCAAATAATCCTGTAACATTTTCTGACCCCAATAGAATGGGCAGAAAAACAGGACAGTATGCAGATACTACGCCATTGCATGAAATGTCTCTGCCTATGCAGAACCAAATTGCACGAGTTGCTAGGACAGTTGTGGGTAATCTTCGTGATGTCTTTGCTGATAAAGACGGCAAAGCCAAAACAGTATCTGAAGTCGATAAAGGTTTGTCTACTCTAGCATCTCAGCTTGGTATTGATATTACGGTTAAAGGTACTAATATCAATAAATCACGTACAACAATTGTTCGTGAAATTGCTGCTGAAGAAGCACGTCGTGAGAAAGCACGTATAGAAGAAGAAAATAGAGAAAAAGCACGAAAAGCTGAAACAGCAAGGCTTGCAGCACAGGCTGCAGCAGCAGAAGCAGCAAAGAAAGCCGCCGAAGAAAAAGCCCAGCGTGAGGCAGATGAACGTGCAGCAGCAGCACAAAAGACGTTTATGCAACGCATTGAACAAGATGACGACGACGGCGGTTACACAGATTTTGGTTCGGACAGCGATTTTGCACGAGATGTTGCCGCAACTTACGAAGGCTTTACTGCTGATGACTTTGACTTTGGGTTTGCCGAAGGTGGTCTAGCTTCTAAGAAAAAACCCAAGGCTAAAAAGATGAAGCGAGGTGGACTAGCTTCTAAAAAATAGTCCCATATATGTTGGCTACCCTAATCCCCCACCCGACGTGGCTACGGTTGGCCCCAACTTGGAGAAAGTAAAATGGCAGAAACTGCAGAAATCATGGCTGAAGAAATGCAGCCACAAAAGAAAGTTGCGTTTGCAAATCGTAAGTACACTAACGAAGAAAAACGTAAAGTCGAAGAAGAAGAACTTGAGCAGATGCTCAAAGAACAACGAGGTGAGTCTGACGAGCCAGAAGAAGTTGAGCCGGATAGCGCAGAAGAGAAGACGTTTAAGAAACGATATTCTGATCTGCGTAGACATCAACAAAAACAGGCAGAAGAGTTCCGTCAAGAAATTGACAACCTCAAGCGTCAACTTACTGACGCCGCTAAGAAAGAGATCAAGCTGCCTAAGTCCGACGAGGACATTGAAACATGGGCTAAGGAGTATCCTGACGTTGCAGCTATCGTAGAAACAATCGCAATGAAAAAGGCCAGTGAACAGGCCAGCGCACTTGAAGAGCGTATTAAGGCGATTGACGAGCTGCAAAGTTCTGCAACTAAAGAAAAAGCAGAAGCAGAATTGATGCGACTGCATCCAGACTTTGACGACATTCGTGACAGCGATGAGTTTCACGAGTGGGCAGAGTCTCAGCCTAAATGGGTGCAGGATGCGCTGTATGAAAACGACAACGACGCACGTTCTGCTGCTAGGGCGATTGACCTCTACAAATCTGATATGGGTATTGGCAAGAAGAAACCCAAGTCAGATAAAGACGCAGCCAAATCTGTTGCTACAAAAGATAGTCGCAGTAAGCCGCAAGAAAACGAAGAGTCAACGTACCTGAAAGAATCGGACGTTCAACGTATGTCTGCACAAGAATACGAAAAGCGTTCTGACGAAATCATGGAAGCTATCCGGTCTGGAAAGTTTGTCTATGATGTGTCGGGTAATGCCCGATAAAAAACTGTTGACAAATAGTTATTTCTAAGTATAACTATAGTCAATACGCAAACAACCTGTCTTTCGGTTTACCTGATTGACGTGGCCCGTTGTTAGTGTGGTCGGCCAACTACACGTGCAACGCACCCACCAACGTCAGCCCCAAAATAGCCGGTGAGTTTGCATCTGTAAAATGCTAATTAGGAGAAAGTAACATGGCATTCCAAACCGCTGCTGGTTACGGTAATCTTCCTAACGGTAATTTTTCGCCCGTAATTTACAGCAAACAGGTGCAACTTGCTTTCCGCAAGGCCGCTGTTGCTGAAGCAATTACCAATAACGACTACTTTGGTGAGATTGCTAACATGGGTGATTCCGTTAAGATTATCAAAGAACCGGAAATCACTGTAAAGGAGTACGCACGTGGTGCGCAGATTACTCCGCAAGACCTCGACGATGAGGACTTTAGCCTGACGATTGACAAAGCTAACTACTTTGCTTTCAAGGTTGACGACATTGAAGAGGCACATTCGCACGTAAACTTCCAGAGCCTCGCCTCTGACCGTGCTGCCTACCGTCTTGCTGACCAGTACGACCAAGATGTTCTTGGTTACCTGTCTGGCTTCAAGCAGTCGGCTCTTAGTGGCGCAGCCGATACCGCTAACGACGTTGTTAACGGTTCCAAAGCTGTAACCACTGCTGGTTCTGACGAACTGCTGACCAGCATGAAACTCCGCAAGGATAGCTTCGGAAACATCACCACTGCTTCGGCTGGTGATCACTCGATTCCGCTTGCTGCACGTCTGCCGGGTGCAACCGCCCTGCCGACTGCTACTGCATCCCCGCTCATGGTGATCGCACGTATGTCTCGTCTTCTTGACCAGCAGAACGTCGATACTCAGGGCCGCTGGATTGTAGTTGATCCTGTCTTCATGGAACTGCTGATGGACGAAGACTCACGTCTTCTGAACTCTGACTACGGCGGGTCTGGCCTCCAGAATGGTCTGGTTGCTAATAACCTGCATGGTTTCAGTGTACACGTTTCCAACAACCTGCCTTCGGTTGGTACTGGCCCGGATACCACGGGTACCGGTAACCAGAACGCCAACTATGGTGTGATTGTTGCTGGTCATTCTTCTGCTGTTGCAACTGCAGAGCAGATTAACAAGACCGAAACCTACCGCGACCCTGACAGCTTCGCTGACATCGTACGTGGCATGCACCTCTATGGCCGTAAGATTCTTCGCCCTGAAGCAATCGTAACTGCCAAGTACAACGCAGCGTAAGGAGAATTAATCATGGCAACTTTTGATCTTACCTCCTCCGCAACCGCTGGAGTTAACTCTAACTCTATCGCTGCGATGCCAGCAAGCCGTAATGGCCTGAACCTCCGCATGGTTGAGGGTATTCTGGACATTGAGAAGCTGACCGACTATTCTTGCACGAATGGCGACATCTTCCAAGTTCTGGAAATCCCTGCAAACACGATGGTTCTGTTTGCTGGTGCAGAAGTACTGAAAGCATTTGATGGCTCTTCGCCTACCGTTGACATTGACTTCGGTGCTGGTGATGACATCGTTGACGGTGGTGACGTAACTTCCACTGGCTTCCTTGCTTCTGGTACTAACGGTTCAGCAATGACCACTTCTGGCACGATTAACTTTGTGCAGCACGTAACTACCACTGATACGATTGACGTTAAACTGATTGCCGCTTCGGCTGACGTTACCGAAGGTCGTCTTCGTGTGATTGCTTGCGTTGCTGACACCAATGGTGCG